GATCTACCGGATGTATATCTACCTCCTCCGCCCGCATCCAAAGGCACGCAAGCCTGGAAGGTGTGGGCGAAGGAGTCATTTCTGGAGCTCCTCCGACAAGGCTTCTCCATCCAGGGGGCCGTCGATTTTCTCGGCGTGTCTCGTGGATGGTGGGAGAAGAACGGAGAGCGTGACACGGAGTGGAAGGAGAAGGCACAGGCCATCCGTCAGGGAGACGACCCTGACAAGGATGAGAACAACCGCGACTGGCCTGACATCTCTTGGATGTCGTACAGCCAGTTCTCGGAAGAGTACCTCGGCCTGAAGGTGTTCCCACACCAGCAGGGCATTGTCGATGCGCTTGAAGACCCTAACGTGAACAAAGTGATTGTCAATGGATTCCCTGAGTCAGGGAAGAGTACGCACGTCAGCCTGGGCTACGTGTTGTACAAGCTCTGCCTCAACCCTGATACCCGTGTGGCCATCGTATCGAAGAGCACCTCCAAAGCCCAGGATATTCTCCGCCGCGTCAAGAGGTACATGACCGAGGAGCACCTCTATGACAACACCGAACGTAACCTCATCCAAGACTTCAAAGGCTTCAAGCCGGACTCTCATTCTAGCCACCGATGGGACGCTGAGCAGATTACTATCCGTCAGAGACGATCTGGTGAACGAGACCCTTCTATCCAGGCTCTCGGAATTGGCGCTCAAATCTACGGGTCACGTCTTGACCTTCTCCTACTGGACGACGCCCTCACGCTAGAGAACCAGATGACGGAGAACCGTCGTGACAACCTCGACTCCTGGTTCCTCCAGGAAGCATCCTCCCGTGCACACAAGGGAGAGATTGTCGTCGTGGGTACTCGTGTGCACCCACAGGACAACTTCCGCTCGTGGAAGGAAGCCTGGAAGGAAGACCCACACTCCCGCTTCGTAGATATCCCCGCCATCGTAGGCGAGGGTGACGAAGAGGAGTCCACCTGGCCGGACTACTGGCCGCTCGACGGCAAGATGATTACCGACGAGTTCAACGACCGCGAGTACTACCAGAAAGGCATGCGCGACATCCGCTCAGAGATGGAGTCTCTGGGTGTGTGGCGCTGGCGCCTCGTATATCAGCAAGAGGATGTGGGCGACGATGCCACCATCTTCTCCCAAGAAATGATCGACCGAGCCCTAGAGCTTGGCGAGACACGAATGTTAGGACAGGTACACCCCCATGAAATCCTCATCCTCGGAATCGACCCCGCTCTCTCCGGAAGAGCAGCTAGCCTTGTTCTCGCCTATGACCCACACACACGAGTGCGAACGGTGGTGGACCTACTGGTCACAGACAAGCTGGGCGCTACGGGAATCAGAGAGAAACTCATGTACATGTTCTGGGAAAAGTACCACCCCCAACGAACCCTCATCGAGGTAAACTATGCACCAACTCTCATGGGCGACGACGTCCTCAAGTCCCGCGCCCGTGCAGCTGGAACTGTTCTGCTTCCCCACACTACCTACGGAAGAGGACGGAAGCGGGGCTCCATCAATGACGAAGAGTACGGTATTGCCGCCGTGGCGCCGCTGTTCGGTGGAGGTCTGTATGCTCTGCCAAGTGCTACACCGCAAGACCGCAAGCGCCTCGAACCTCTGATTGCAGATATGCAGGCCTTCCCTTACTCCGATACCAAGGATGCCCTGGTGGCGCTGTGGATCGCAGAGGGCGAGGTACCGACGATAGCGGCCAAGCCGCTCGATATTGAACAGACAATCTCCTCCCGTAACTTGCCACCTGGAATAGCGCGGCGACTACGGAGAGGAAGAAGCGCTTGACAAATGCTGGGAGATGTGCTATAGTGAGGCCAATGAACGCGACGTGGTTGGTAGTCCACCCCGAATCCATGCTTTATGCGCTTGAACTGGTAGAACAGGGCGAGCCTGCTATTGACGTTATGACGAAGGTAATCGACTGGGCCCACGCAAGCATGGAGGATGAAGACGAAGATGCCGAGCAGTAATCTTGAGACCCTTTCACAGGTCTCACCCTCGACCTCGTACTTCCAGAAGGAGGCTGTGGATCAGTCCTACTCTGGGTTCGAGGTCAAACTCGCGGAGACCAGTGACTGGGCGCGCCGCGATCTTTTGATTCAAGCCCACGCTGAGTGGAAGGACCGTGTACGAGACATCACACGCGTCATCAACGGTGAGTGGTACCGTGTCTGGCCTGACCTGACGCGCGAGCCGCTCGCTCCTACTGTGGCCAACACCATCGAACTCGGTGTGTCACACTTTGCATCTATTGGCGGCTCCATGGTACCATCCATTCGTGTGCCCATTCCCCATATGGAAAGTGGTCCCGAGGGATATCGAGGCGCGGCGAAGCGTGAGCGCAGGCTCCGTGAAATCGAGAACGCCTCGAATATCAACAAGAAACTCGCACAGTGGTTCGGGGACTACTCAGGTACCGGAGCCGCTGCCGCTTTTGTTTGGGCCGACTTCGAGAACGATCCCGAAGTACGGAACCCACAAATCCACCGCCTTGACCCTCGCCACTACTACCCTGTGGTTAATCCGCAGGGCGAGGTTGTTGAGTGCCTAGTGGCGCGCAAGATACACTCGTACGAACTGACGAGAAACCATCCTGAGATTGAGAAGGAGCTGGACTCCGACGCTGTCGTAGAAGAGTGGTACTGGTTCGAGAGGCATCGCTTGCGTCACATGCTCGTGGACGTGTCCCCCAAGGGGCGACAGGAAAACCGAGGGTGGGCTCTTGTGGACGTGGAAAACCCTATGGGCGTCGTGCCCGTAGTAGAGATTCCACGTTCGTCATTTGATGGTGAGCGCCGAGGCATGCACGACCAGACGGTCCACATCCTCCGCGTTCAGCATCATCTCATGGCCCTTACCATCGAACGGACGGAAGAGGAGACGTACCCCGCAGTTGCTGGGTACGATGTCGAGGGTCTAGACACCTTCGGCCCTGGCGCAACACTAACCTATCGCTCGAGCGAGGGTAAGGTGGACAGGTTCTCCCCGACGTCCCACTTCGATGTGAAGGACCTCATCGCCCGCCTGGAGGACCAGGCACGTACCCAGTCTGTGTACCCACAGCAGCTGGTGGGCGAACCAGGCGCCTCCATTGCTTCAGGGAGAGCCATTACGGCCTCAACTGGAGCTCTGGATGCCCGCCTAGCACAGACCCACCGTGACTTCGAGTGGTTCCTGGCGAGGGTATCGGGCCTCGTACTACGTGTGGACGAGCACTTCTGCCAAGGCAACAAGACGATCTATGGAGATTCTCATGACAGAAAGAAGCCCGAAACCTTCAACCCCGAGCGAGACATCGCCGGAGCTTACGAGGTGGTGCGCTCTTACGGACTGGGCGCAGGATCAGACCCCACCAACAGAGAGACCAGGCTGCAATTGCACCTGTCCAGTGGACTCATCTCCAAGTTGCGAGCCAGAGACGAACTAGACTTCCTCGAAGACCCAGAGGCCGAGGAGAAGCAGGTACAGAAGGAGCAGATGATCCTTGCTGTGTCCCAGGGCATCGTAGCCCAGGCAGCACAGGGGGGCACAGACATCGCCCTCATGTACTTCAACCTGTTGAACGACCCTGACCTCACCATGGAGGAAGTCCTTGTCAAGCTCTATGAAGAACAACAGGCCGCCGCGCAAGCCGCAGCCGCCGCTCAGCAAGGAGGAGCTGGAGGTAGTGTTGCGGGGAACGATCCGCTCCAAGCCATCTCGGCCGCCGAAGGCCTCTCCCGAGGGGGGATTCCTGGCAACGCTGAGAGCCTACCTGCATCGGCAGGCCTTCCGTCTCTACCTGGAGTGCTGGGCCCTGGTGCACCGGCGCAGGTGGCGTAGATGAAATCAGTTCTACTCTCACGTTATCTCGACACGGCAGGCAATGGTACCGGCACGAAGAATGCTGTCGGTAACTATGCTGGCGCCGTCGAAGAGTTCTATATCGAGCCTGGGGCCGGTGAGTGCTTTAACCTCACCCGCCTCATCGTCACCATTGAAGATGCTGGTGGAGGTACCGCCCAGGAGTACGGCAACATAGGTGCTGCCCTCACGAATGGCATTGAGGTCATTGTGGAGAACGAGGACGGTACCACCATTATGGACCTCACAGATGGCGTGCCCGTTAAGTCCAACGGCGACTGGGCCCGCCTGTGCTATGATGTCAACTGGCTTGACAAGGGCTCAGGCAACGATTACATCACAGTCCGTTGGACGTTTGCTAAGTCCGGTAGTGATATCACCTTGGAAGAGGGTCAGCGCCTCACCGTGCAGCTCAACGATAGCCTTGTGGGTCTCATCACCCACTACTTCCTAGTACAAGGAACATACTGATGTGGTACCTTGATATCATCCAGCTAGGCCTTCTTGGCTTCCTCATCTGGGGCCTGTGGCCCACACTCAAGCAACGCGCCCGTGTAGCAAACGTCAATAGGAGAAACCGTGCCATCCGCAAGTGACATCTCAGACAGCATCTCACCTGGGTCCCTAGAGTATGGGGACCGTCAGGTCGTAGAGGACCGCATCCAGCAGGCTGCCGTAGCGGCGCCTGCTCCTCGCACGCCAGGTGCAGCCGCCTCAGCCACGCAAGACAGGCTGGGGCAGGGCCCCGTCTCTGACCTTCCCGTGACCTCGGGCCTCTCTGTAGGTCCTGGCGCGGGTCCTAGCAACAAGCAGATGGTCGAGCAGAGTGCCAACATAGACAAGTGGAGGATCATGGCCCAGAACGGACGCAGCCCAGTTATCCGTAAGATGGCCCGAGACGCCCTACGGGCCACACTTTCTAGGAGCTCCTAGTGGCAGACCGATTTGATTCCTACCTCGCAGAAGAAGATGCCGAGGCATACCGGAAGTACAGTGTTAGCGGCTACAAGGCAAACCAGAAGGCGGAGCCTATTGTGCCTCGTGAGGCCTTTATGGCCCAGCTCTACGGGTATCGCACCACTTCCCCGAACGCTGCTGAGGCTCTCGCTGCTGCTTGGCTCCAGAGTGAGGGGGGCGCAGCGAACGACCGCCAATACAACAGCGACTTTGAGACCGCTTACCGCAATCCCGATGGTTCCCTGAACAAGACCCTTCAGGCTCAGGACGCCTTTACATCGAAGCTTGAGCAGGCCTACTACAACACAGGTGGGTCTATTCCCCTGTCGTGGTACATCAATTATGCCGAAGACATTGAGCTCTTCGAGGGCGCAGGGACAGAGCCTCTGAAGGAGCTATATCGAATGAGTGTGCTCCAGGCCGACAACATAGCCTCACAGAAGCGCCTCCCCGAAATCTCTAAGCTCCGTGAGCAGGCCGATGCTAATGAGGCAGCCGCGTTCATGGAATCCCAGCGCTCTATCCTGTTCGGCGCCACCACTGTGGGGGGCATGCAGGACCTCAACCAAGACATTGTCGATGAGTTCTCAGCTGAGGGCTCGCAGTTCGCAGGCACTCGTGTACTCCCAGGAGAGGTTGGACCTACCTGGGGGGAAGTCGGCAGCGGAGTGGCTAAGTTCATGGGTGCCCTTTGGGGAGGCTACAAGAAGCTCGACACCTTCGCTGGCAACAACATGGGCTGGCTGACACTTGGCACAAGTCACGTAACAGAGACAGCAGTTTCACCCCTGACCGATATTGCTGAGGGTATGCTCGATACGACCGCGGGCACCCTAGATCAGATAGCTCACGGCCCCGCTGCCCAGCAGCACTCGGATCGCATGATGGCCAACAAGGCGCTCAGGGATAGCCTGGGTATGTCATCTGAGGAGTTCACACTACAGGCAGGGTTTGGCTCTGCCCTAGAATTCGCCCGAGAGCTCCCTCGCATAGACCCAGACTCATGGAAGACGTGGATGCTCGCAGCCGGTGGCGACACACAGCTGGCTACCGACATGGTAGTGGACGAGATTCTCTTCTCTGAGGAGAACCAGAAGAATATCGAAGAGTATCAAGCGTTCTACAATGCCCAGACCAAGGTTATCCTCCATGAACTGGAAGACGCAGACTTCAGCAACCCCGATGCTATCATGTCCATTGCAGCCTCCTACGGGGAGATTCTGGAAACTATCACTACAGGTATCACCCTGGCAGTCGTGAACCTGATCGAGGGTGACTCCTTCATCATGGACCCAGAGTACTGGCAGGAGCTCAATAACTACGAGAAGCCTTCTGAGGTACTCGGGCTTGAGGGAACGCTGGTTGGGCTGGGTGTAGACTACGGTTCCATGATGGCTGTGGACGCCCCCCTCTTTGCTTATCGGGCTCCTCTGTCTGCCGCTGGCCGCTGGGGCGCTCAGAACGCTGACGATGCCTACCGCCTAGCCTACAAGTCTGTGGCCAACAATCGGAAGGCTGACGACATTGTCATGACCCTTGGAAAGCACCAGGGTAACGACATTGGTGGATACATCGCTATGGAGGCAATCGACGCCACGGGCCACGCTGAGATTCTGACCAATGCTATCCTTGG